CGTTGCAATGGGACATAGCACATATATTAGATAAGAATGCCAAGAAGATGTACGCGGCTGGCGATGATGACCAAGCTATCTATAGATGGGCTGGTGCAGATGTAGAACATTTCATTACCCTTGATGGATCTAGTGAAACATTATCACAATCGTATCGCGTCCCACGGCTCATTCACAGAACAGCCGAGACTATAGTTTCTAGAATAAATAACAGATACCCTAAACGCTATGAACCTAAGAATGAAGACGGATCTGTACAACATGTTAGCAGACTAGAAGATCTTGACGTATCGTCTGGCCAGTGGCTGATACTGGCACAGGCTGGATATATACTTAATCCTGTAGTCGATATGCTTAAATCATCAGGCTATCTGTTTACACACAAAGGACATAGATCTATCTCAGCTAAGATATCCTCAGCGGTTAACGGCTGGGAGCAGATGCGTAAAGGTAAAAGCATTACCTTAGAGACTGTAAAAGATATCTATAGCTTCATGTCCACAGGCAAACGTATCAAGCGCGGTTTTAAAACGATGAGCGGTGCAGATGACAGCAACCTGTTCAACATGAAGCAGCTCCAGACAGAGTGGGGCCTTATGGTAGGTGATGAGCTGATATGGAGAGATGCCCTTGATAGATTGCCAGAGGAACAGCGTGTCTATATCACAGCTCTTTTAAGACGAGGAGAGAAGTTTAATGCAGAGCCTCGTATAACAATATCCACGATCCACGGGTCTAAAGGAGGTGAGTCAGAGAATGTAGTTGTATTCACAGACTTATCTCCGTCAGCTGACGATGCGATGCGTGTAGGCAACGATGACTTACACAGAGTGTTCTATGTTGCTGTCACACGGGCCAAAGAGAATTTATTTATCGTAGAATCAGAAGATAGCAATAGGAGCTATTATATATGAGAGAAATAATTTATTTTGTTGATATGAGACCGCATACTTTTGGAAAATCACTTCATTGTCAGATATGCAATGCAGTTATCTTTCCAGTAAATTGGTCAGGAAAAGAATTATCAAAATGTAAGTGTACAAAAAAACAATTATCTAAAAGGAAAAGATTTAAATGAGACACTTAGAATATATGAGATGGATGCTTACAAAAAGCCAAAAGAAATTATTAGAGGAGGAAGAGATGAAAGACATGGTAAACAAGCCTGAGCATTACACAAACAGCTCAATTGAAACCATAGACATGATAGAATCTATTACAGCTGAGGGCTTTCATTATTATCTAGAAGGTAATATACTCAAATACTTAGCGCGTTATAGACACAAAAACGGTATCCAAGATTTACAGAAAGCACTGTGGTACCTTAACAAACTTATAGAGGTACAACATGACACTTCAGATGGCGATGTTCACACCGAAGTCAGAATGGATTCCACCACAACAACTACCTGACATAACGGGTGCTAAAAGCATAGCAATAGACGTAGAAACAAAAGACCCTAATCTTAAAACCAAAGGCCCTGGATGGCCAACTGGTGACGGTGAAGTTGTAGGATACGCTGTAGCTGTAGACGGCTGGAAAGGTTACATACCTATCAGGCACGGCGGTGGTGGTAATATAGACGAGCGCATAGTTAATAACTGGATGAAGAAGGTTTGCGAATCACCAGCAGAAAAGATCATGCACAATGCGCAGTACGATGCGGGCTGGCTTAGACGCATGGGTTTTACCCTTAATGGACGTATCATTGATACTATGGTCGTAGCCTCTCTGCTAGATGAAAACCGTTTCAGCTACAGCCTAAACGCACTGGCTTTTGATTATCTTGCAAAAACAAAAAGTGAAAAGAACCTGACTGAAGCCGCTCGTGACTTTGGTGTAGATCCCAAGGCCGAGCTCTGGAAGCTGCCATCTATGCATGTAGGACCATATGCTGAAGTAGATGCCGAGCTAACACTGGAGTTGTGGAACTATTTTAAGACATTAATTTCTAAAGAAGATTTGTGGAGCATAATCAATCTTGAGCTGGATGTACTGCCTGTGCTTATAGATATGACTTGGAAAGGTGTGCGTATAGATAAAGACCGCGTTGAGCGCACCAGAGATTATTTGCTCAAAGAAGAAAAAGAAATGCTTGCTAAAATTAAGCACATAACAGGCATGAACGTAGAAGTATGGGCAGCTCAGTC